ATGGATGAAATCAGAGACGCGATCTACCAGGCAACGGGCGTTTACGTTGACGGCGCAGCCGTTGCGGATGAAATCAGAGAGGCCATCAGCAGCAGCGGTGCAGAGCCTGGCCGCCAGTGGATCACCGGACAGGACAACGCGGCGGCGCGCTGGGAATATTTCGTCGACTATTCCCGCGACGATGAGCTGGACGAAAACGGCGATTTGATCCAGTCCGACGAAACGATCCGGCTGCTTGAAATTTCCATTTTGCCGCGCAGTGCATCCACCAGCTTTGCAAAGGCCGGGCTGCCGCTGAACAAGGAGTTCAATGTCTCCCTCAACGTTGAGATTTAAAAGGGGTGCGCCGCATGGAAAAATCCGAAATAAAGGCTGCCCGTGAGCGTGCGGGCTACTCCATCCGCGTCTTTTCAGATCTTGCTGGGTGCTCCCCCTCAACGCTTCAAGATATTGAAAGCGGCAGGAAAGTGCCCCGCGTCGACACCCTCCGCAGGATTGCGGACGCTCTGGGCTGCACAATGGACAGCTTGTGGCCCTCTGCAAAGAGTAAAAAATAAGAAAAGCGCTCAAACCGTATGGCTTGAGCGCTTTTCTTATTTTTCCACAATCTCCACTTTGACATCTATCCAGCCAAGATGCGCGTGTTTGATAGCGACAGGGAATACTCCGTCCTTTGGGCGGTAGACTTGTGCGCCGGACGGGGAAACATGAACGACACTCAAATCCTCCGTCTTATATATCATCGCCTCGCCGCTTTGCCCCACAGCCCGCGTTGTAACCCGCATTAGGGTACGCAGGCTGTTAGATGCCGTAATGTATGCCCCAGCATCATACGGCCCCGGATGAATTGCGCAGTAGGTCATTAGAAATCACCTCTTTCAATGCTCTGATTTTTTCACCATTCTGTAATGCAATACGGGTCAGGGGCGATTGCTGGAACCGCTGCGATTGTTCCCGTTCTGCCGTGCTGCATCATCCATCGTTTACCGTGCCAGACTGCTTGACTCTCTGTTTTGTAGGATTCACCGCCTCTTAATCCGAGGTCGTAGCCGTTGTTTGCCGCGATGTCCACTGCATCCGGCTCAAATTGCCAATCATACATCATCTTTTAGCTTTCCTCTCTAGCCTGCCATCATCAGCACCGGGCGGCGTTTCGGGTCTTTTTCATCATTCTTGTTTATCCCTCCTAAATAATTTATTATAGCAAATTGGGCAAATATAACCGGGCGCACACTTTCCACCTATAACTGGAATGGGCTTTATAGCTTGCGAAAATGCCTTGTTACACATATAACAGCGTTTAGGGTTCTGTTCAAATTTCATTATATAGACCTCCTTATATAAAAATGTCCCCGCACGGCGACTGTTCCCGTAGACACCCTTTGCAGGGTGTTTCGGCTTATAACTTATCAGCGATTGGTGAACCCTCAAACACTTCTACAAGGACATCCCATTCTCGCTGATATGACATGATGGGCTCTCCCGCGTATTTGCCAACTTCAGGAATATATCCGAAATCAGGGCGAACCGGGCGCATGTCAGGAAGTCGCTTTTCAACGGGTTGCATCTGATTGATCTGATGGAGATAGTTGCGTATCTTCTTTTCATAAGTCTTACGTTTCATTTTTTTGTTATCCTCCTGTTATTTAGATACTTTTTTGAAGTTGCCGAGAATCTTATCTGACATAATCGTTTTGAAAAAGGCATTTGCCCCATCTTTGGTATCGAAACTATAGCAAGTGCTGTTGCCGTATTTATTTGTGAGGGCGATTACAAACCTATCCCGATAACAATAATCTGTTATGTCCTCGCCGGTTTCGGTGTTCGTGACGCGGTATATAACCTCGCCGTTACCATTCCGCTCCTCGGAAAAATCTTGAAAGATGCACTCCATCTTTACCCAGTCGGTGGCCTTATAAAAGGCGTTTGCATTTTTCCAGAGGGTGGATTCTCTGATATAGGTTGCAAGGACTGTTCTTTTCATTTTGTTGCCCTCCTAGATGCTGTTTGTTTCGATGATTCTAGTATATAGTATATGCTTGCTATATACAATAGGCAAAGCCGCTAAAGATTCGGGCAAAAATGGCGGGATATGTTGTGCAAAATGTATATAGCAAGCATATATGTACAAGAAAGCGCCCACAGGATGCCCTGCAGGCGCTATGCAGTTATTGATTATCCACGATCAGCATCGTAATGCCGGAATCATCGTAGACATCGTGAATGATGCGCTGAACCTTGTCCCAGTCACCGCCAGCAATGCCGCATCCGATGCGGGCAGGAACGCCCACAATGTCATAATCATTGAATACGGCGTAAACCCTCAGCAGGTCGAGCGCCTGCCGCAGATAGTTGTAGGCAGTCAGATCAAACGACCCATCAACCGGGGCGGGGAACTGCGTAAACAGATTACAGATTTTCAGCTCCTCGCGCTTTGTGTCCAAAATCTGGATGCTACCCATCCACTCAGTTACTGGGAGCTTTGCGTTGTGACGGCATCTCTCCACATAGGCGCTCTGGGATTCTGGGGTCAGCAGCGGCCAGATTGCCGCCGCGATGCCGCCGCCCATCACTCCGAATGCATTCACCTGATGTGCTACAAGTGTAGCCTCGCAATTTAGTACATCGCCTTTGATGTATTTAACCATTTCAGTTGTCCTCCTTGCTATATTTATAATCCCAAAAGCGCCTATCACTGTCAACAAAAAAGTCATCAACTTCCCACCGGGCATCGCAGGCTCGGTAGTTCTCACAGGCGGCAATACTTGCATCCATAGGGACACTCTTGCCGCGCTTACACCGATTGCCGATTGTCCCGTCTCGCCGCATTACATAGTCAAGCGAACACTGATATAGGACACTGACAACAATGCGACCACCGCAAAGCGGACAACACTTGATAGCTTTCCCGGTTTTCACTGTGCGACCTCCTCAATGGCCTTGATGGCCTGCTTTGCCGCATATCTGCCGTTGGCGGTGTTCTGCCGCTGCCACGCGCCCTGAGACGGTGCCCAGCGGAAACCCCACTGCTTGACAATATCGCGTATCTCGGCGACGGGCTTATCATCAAAAACCAACTGCACCCGCTCCGGGGTAATGCGCAGAACACCGCCCGTAAAAGTCTGCTCAGAATCGCCCTGCGCCTGCTGCGCGTCCAGCACGGCGAGGCGGGAGCGCAGGCGGCGGATTTCGGCGCCGTTGTTATCCAATGCCCATCTCGGATAGGGCGGCTCAGAACGCCCCGTAGACGCGCTCTGAGAGGCTGATGCGGTGAGGCGGGCAACTTCCTTGTCTGAAAGCCCCGGACAGCCTACGAGCGCCCCGTGCTTGCGCCAGTACGCATTTACGGATTTCATCTTCTCCTGCATGACCTCGCGCTCGGTGAGCTTTGCCTGTACGCGCTCCCGCGCATCGGCATCCATACCGCTGATGCCGCCGTGACCCACAGCCCGAATCTGGTCAAGGATGCCTCGAATATCCCGCCATTCCCGCATGAGGGTATCGTCACGGGAGAGTTGCTGCTGCTTCTTACGCACGGGGAAGTTAGACCATCCGGCGACCATGACAGACGGGCAAGATGCCCGGTTGCGATTTGATGCGTTCATATTGTCGGCCAGTCGGCGGGCATAGCGGTCAAGCAGGTAGTCAATCTTATCCTGCTGGGCCTCGGTCTTGCCTTTCTTGCACTCCTCCGCCAGTGTAGCCGCTCGATCAACCTCTCGGCGGTATTCGCTGGTCGCTGATCCCTCAGCATAATCGCTGAGGCTGTTTGCCTGTTTGGCGCGGCGGGCCGCGCTTTCGTCGATGGGGTAGTATTTCATGGGAAAAACCTCCTTATAAACTGTGTTAGTTTTTTCTTATCAGTAAAGCATTTTTAGGTAGCACTAAAATGCAATCATCCATGTGTTCAACAATTCCAGTCGCAAGATGGAGACGACCCTCGGACGTTTTCATGTAAAAGTCGCTATTCTTACCATATTCAAACATATCACCACAATGTAAATCCTTATAACGTACCTTTCCGCTGTCATCCTCATCAATTACAGTGTTCGTGTTATTCATCGACCTGCTCCTCCTTATTTTTGTTCTCGGTATAACCGGATGTGCTGATTGCGGTCAGGATGTCGAAATAGGGAACCTCATCACTGCAAATCCAGATGACGCGGGCCAGCTCCGTGATGGGAACACCACCCTTTGCCATTGTCAGTGCTTTTTCGTACTGGCGGACACTGCCGCAGGTGAACCACTGATATTTGTTGCACAGCTCGTAAATAATTGTTTCGTTGTTAATCATGGTGTTTTCCTCCTTAAACGTCTATAGCGAAGTGATGGTATGCCATCCAGCGCCCGTTGCGCTTGAACAACTTGTAGAAAATGGTGAACATTTGACCCGTGCAGTCATACTGCGATGGGACGCAATCACGATAATAGAGAGCGTTAAATTCGGCATCGGCATCCTCTTTTGTCTTAGCTGCCAAAGTGATAAGCTGCCATCCACTATCGTAGTCAGCCGTGATGATTTTGACACGGCCCTCTGGGCGATGGTAGAATGCCCGCAAATCCCGCTTGACATCGTCCACATAACTACGGACGGCTTTGCCTTGCGGCAAAGAGCGGAGATCGTAAAGAACGCGCTCATAAGACCTTGCGTCGTCAATGCAGGTGATTTTCATGTCTTACCTCCTCAATCTTCATACGGGCATTCAGGCTCAGCAGCGTTCAGGTCGTGGATGACCTCAAACTTGTTATCGACCCAAATCACGATGCCAGCTTTGGCGCTGGGCATCTTGAGGGCCGTGCCCAGATACATATACTTGGTGCCGTATCCGTAGAGGATTTCGGCCTCGGTATAGGTGAGTTCCACGCGGTAGGTGCCGGAGTGTGTGCGGGTCGCTTTCATTTTGATGTCCTCCTGTGTGTTGCCTTGTTTCTTTCGATGGCTCTATTATAGTATATGCTTGCTATATACGCAATACTCAAATTCACCAAAGATTCGGGCAAATTAGGAGGGCGGCATTGTGCAAAATGTATATAGCAAGCATATACCTATATGTGTTATTATATTTTGGATAGGAGGTGTATCCCAAAATGGGCGCAAAATACACAGAGGCGCAGAAAGCGGCATCGCAAAAATATCTCGGCGAGAAAACCGACAGCATCCAGATCAGAACCCCCAAAGGCACAAAAGAGCGCTGGCGGGAGGCCGCGGCAGCGGCAGGAACATCCCTGAACCGTTACATCATGGATGCCGTAGAGGAGAAAATTGAAAAGCACCCCGAATGAAAAAGGCCCATCAGCAGACCATGAAATCTGCCGATGGGCTTTTTGCTATCCTGTGACACTCTCGCGCACGCGCGTATGCGCACCTGCAAACATGGGCGTTATGGCGTTTTTGGGTGTATATTATACCATATATTATCTTTTTATATTTTAAGTGTCAGAAGTGTCATATATAGAAATAATAAGATGATATATCGGTAAAAATCCACATGACAAACCCACTGACACACAGCAAAACTATGTCAGCGCGTGTCAGTTGAAAATCTGACGGACTGACACTTTCCGGGGCAAGTGTCAGCAAAAGTGTCACATGGAATATTTTGCGATGCAACGAAAAAAGCGGGTATCCCGCAAATAGGATGCCCGCGCAAGTGTCAGTTGGTATGTCGGTCAGCGCTCAGGGCTTTTTTTCGCTCTGGGTACCGAAATAGAACGCCACTACCATCGTGGCGATGGTGAGAAACTTGTCCGGCTCGATACTCCCATTGACGGACAGCACAGCCAGCACCGCGATGATAACCAGCGTGATGATGGTTTTCACCTTGAGCAGCGCTGCAAGGTTTTTCCAAAAATCATGCACCGGGGATGTGTTGGTGGTGGTATCCTTGGTAGAGGTAATTTTTTTGTTGTCCATGATTTATCCTCCTTACTCGGTTTCGATGCGGATGGGCAGCGCCTTGGCCCGTTTATAGAGTTCCGTGCCCGTTCCGTTGCCACCCTGACTGTGGTAGCTGTCGTATAAGTATTTCAGATTGTTCAGATCATCCTCGGTGATGTACCCGCGTTTGATGCACAGGCGGCACATCTGATAGATTCGATCATGCAGCACCGCCAGATTCCCTGTGTGTAGGTCGTT